CCAGAAATCCAACCTTTTTATTCCGAACTCAGCTCGGGAAGTCCGGGCGCGCGCCGGGGAACTGAATCAAGATGGGCGTTTCAATTTATCAAGGTTTTTAGCCATTCTTGGGAGTTTCGGAGTTTGAAGCACTCTGGTCGGGCGCCCGGCGCCCGGTACAACTTATCCACAGGTTATCCACAACAAATGGTTATAGATAACCCATGGGAGTTTCGGAGTTTTAGTTATTAAATACTGTCTCGTACACCTTGTCTAATGCACTCCTATTATCTGTTTGTGCTTCCTCTACTCTATCAGCATTTCGCTTCATCACAGGAACAACCGAATCATAATGCTTGGCTATTCTATTTAAGACTTCATTGTTTTCTTCCAATGATTCATTAATCTTATTTAATGCGTCCACTATTGGATTAGTGCTATCTTCTGGTAATACCATATTAACTCCTATGTTTATTTCTAACTATAATATAACACCTAATGACATCACATGCAACCCACCTTACAAAATTTTCTGTGGATAACTTTGGCATGAAACCTGAAGCGTGTCAGCTGCAGCCCGGGCCCAGCTCCTGGATTCGTGCAGCTCGACCAATTATGGTATTTGGCTTCTACGCTGGAGTTTCGGAGTTTGAACTTGACAGGAAGCTGCCGGGCGCGCCCGGTGCGTCCAGAGCCATGGCCCTCGGCCCAATTAGGGTTTTTGGTTTAACGTGGGAGTTTGGGAGTTTTGGATAATGGACCTAAAATCGAGGCCCTTGAGCGGTCCTTCGTACAGCCCAGGCACTTGGAACACGGTCTTTTCGCTAAGTTCCTTGGTTTTACATCCGTGAAACAATTTAACTTGCTCTGCCAGAGGCAAGTTAATAAGGATATATGACTGTGAACCAGCTGTAGCATGACGCATATTCCATGCAATTTGAAATGGTGATAGCGTAACTTTATTATTACTTCCCAGCACTTTCAATTCAACTGTAAAGAAACCTGTATCTCTATGATAAATTAAGCAATCTGGGAATCCTGGTGTAACATAACTTTCAAGGCGTGAAGAAATATATTCACCACCTTCTAATAATGTCTTTACATTCTTCCAAAAATTTGTCTCCGTTTTTACGGTCATACTTCTTCTTGTTTTTGTTCACCCTTTGTTTCCACTGGGGTGATGTCTTTAGGTCCTTCGCTATTGGATTCCTTTTCGACCGATAAGACAGTTTTATTTCCTTCTTTGTTGAATTCACCTGTTAACCCTAACTCCTTTAATTGTTTTAGAACGTCTTCACGCGACATAGAATCGATGCTTCCGGTCCTAATTTCTTTACGGTCAATGTACAATCCGGCGGCTTGTCCACGCAAGCGCTCAGCATTAACAGCAGCAGAATAAGACTTTTCAGACAAAGACTTCTCACGCAATCTAGCCAACTCTTGAACATGCTTATTTAATTTTACCTCATGTGTCTTTTCAATTTCAGCTCTACGCGCAATAATAGCTTCTACAACCTTTGGAAATCTTTTACCATTTAATAGTTCTGATGCTCTCACATTAGCACTATCCTCATTATACCCAGCTTGTCTTGCACATTCTGTTGGAGTCAATCTACCCTCATTCTCAGAATATATTTTAACAAACACACGTTGTTTATCTGTCAACCCATCAGCTCTGATTGGATACTTTTTTGACATATTTGTGGCACCACTTGTGGCACCTCTCAATCTTTTATCTACCATGCTATAACCCGCAGTATAGTTGAGTTTTTACTCATTTTATTTTCTAAAAAACAAAAAAGTGCCTTGCGTCGTCTAGAGTAGTGACACATAGGTGACACAACATAAGTCATTGAATTATATAGTTTAATCACCAATTGTGTCACTGTGGCACCAGTTTGGTCCCCGGTAACAAAATAAAAAAAACTTTTTAGCAAATATACCACTATAGGTGACACATTACAAAATAAAAAGCGACCGATTTCTGCCATTTCCTCTTCCTATCCATCCTCTAGCTATTAATTGATGCACAAATCCATGCACATGTGACTTAGAACGTGACCCTATGAGCTGTTTCAGCTCTTCATATGATGGTGCCACACCATTCTGTGATATAAAGTCTTTGATAATATCAAATACCACTTTTTGTTTAGGTGTTAGCCCTTGTTTATCTTTTTTCTTCAAGGCCTTTGGCATCTGGGTGACTCCAATAATCTTTTCTTACTTCGTTTAACATTTCATTCTCACCCCACTCATCAATAGCTTCTTTAGTAATTGATGCTTCAAGGGTCTTTTGTATTTCCTTTTCTTCCTCTGTTAATTCTATCCTATTTGGTCCTTTCTTTCTAACATATGTATGAACCTTAGACCATGTAATAATATATTTAGACGCTTTAGGTCTAGTATAACCACGTTCTGGATCTAATGATGGATATTCTGGATGTGGGTCTGTATCAAAATTATTTTTAATATATTCCATGACCTCTTCATCATTTTCAAATTGTTTAACAACTTTCTCAATAACCTTTTTATCTAGCCATAAATTAATTTCGTACGTCTGCATATGTCACCTGTAAATATTCAATCTTTGTTATCCATCCTTTTGGTATTGCTATTGCTCCACCACCATGGTTATCATCCCGGTCCACGCACCACGAGCGCATAACCACGACCTTCTCTTTATTATTCACTATCATCCAACCAACCTCCTGGCACTTTGCAAGTGGCGCATTAATCATATCCTTAATAGGAAGCCACCCTGTCTCCATGTCACGAGCATCATCCCATGACAAACGCACCATTGGTATAGACTTAATGTCCATTAGTGCATCTTACTCCATTTACGCTCAGCTGCATCAAAGCTTTGTTGCATATCCGGACCAACTGCTTCTTGTTTTATTAAATCAGCGTACTCACCAATTAATTCAACCAACATCAAACGTGGAAATACAACGCCGTGCACTTTAACTTCACTAAGTTTATCCAACACCGTTGGCACACTGTCACCAGCTTTCGCTGATGCTGTTAATATATTATTCATTTTTTTCGCTGCTTTTACTAATGATTCCATTCTATTTCTCCTTTAAAAGCCTGGGTACTCGGGGCACGACACACTGTCCATTGATTCATAATAACCTACAGCATTATTAGCTGCACTCATTTCTTCTTCATTACCCTCAAACATTGCGCTGTAAAACGCATCACGTGCACGTTTTAATTCATCATGCACACTAACTTCTTTAATTACTGGTCCACTCATAACATTCCTAACCATACTTTATATACCCACACCAAGATCTGGAACGCAATCCAAAACTTAATAGGTATAATTAAAAACCAAAACAACGCCCAAATCATTTACGCACCGCTATATATTCATAATCAAAATCATCATGTTTCTTTTGTATTAATGTTACAACATTGTGCTCATATGCTTTGTAAGCATAATTTTTAATGGCACGCACACGTCGTTCATCACTTGTGGGTGAATACTTTTGTAAATGTGGACCCATAATGTAACCACGGTAATAAGTTATCTTATCACCTGGTTTAGATTTATTTAACCACTCATCAAACTTTGTTCTACTAATCATAATTCTTTTAAGTGAGTAGGGGGATTCTTTGACTACCCCCAACCTTTCCCGTCCAGTCAACATTTCCTATGCTAACAAGTACTTAGTACCTACGCTTGCACCCTCAGCCATATAGCCATACCTTACAAACGCATTGCCTTACAACCTGGAGACTGTTGTTCAGCCATACTCTGAAGATGTTGCACCATCCTCATTTAGGCGTATTATATCATACCAATGTGAACAAAACAAGTACTTTATTTGGCGGAAAATGGTCTTTTTTTAAAGTCAAGCAAAATTATTTTCTTGACACTGTGAATAAAAACCTTGTCAAGCATTTTTTTCTTGCACATTATCAACACATAATGTACACATAAAGTTCTCAACTTCATTTCATCTCGGTGGATCCCAGGCACATTCGTTGCAGGGGGTCCCCAATTAAAGGAACATATGGTAAAGTACTGGAAAAAGTTTTTAAAATGGTTAAAATACGAGCCACATAAATATTATATGAGAGGCAATGGCATTTCTAGTAGCAAATCTACCACCGACAAAAGTATATATAAAAAAAGAATACCTGTATGATCATCAAAAAGGTCATGGAGAATTTGTAGAAGGTGTTTGGGTTACTGTTAAGTCAATCCAAGGTAGGGCGCTCTACTTTGAAACGTATCTGCCGGAATATGGTGCTTTATATGATAAGCTGCCTATCAGCGCTTTTGTTAATTCCCCTGATATTAAAGATAGTCT